GTTGGTTTGAGTACTATTTCCCGAACTATGCAAAGAAAAAGTCAGCTTCATTTCATAGAAAACTGGCCAATGCCATTATAGCAAACAAAAAGATAAAGGCTTTAATGGAGGCTTACCGCTCATCCGGTAAATCAGTACACATCGACCTTGGTATTCCTTTACACTTATATCTAGCCAAAAAAGACTTGCATTTCATGTTGTTGATTGGTGAAAATGATAAAAAAGCAAAGGCACTACTTTCAGGTATTCAGGCACAATTGCAATATAACCATCGTTTAAAAAACGACTACGGAAACAAGTTCCAACAGGGAGACTGGTCTGACGGTGACTTTATGACATCCGATGGCGTCCGTTTTATGGCCATTGGGTTTGGAGTATCACCACGTGGAGCACGTGAAGGTGCTGAACGTCCTGACTATATTGCAGTGGATGACGTCGACAACAAGAAGCACGTCAAAAATAATGAACTAATGTCCGAAGCAGTTGACTACATCAACGAGGACATTATGGGCTGTTTTGATTCCGATGACGATGCAACTGAACGTTTTGTATATGCTAACAACAACTTCCACAAAAACTCTATTACCAATCGGTTAGTAGAATTCTTTAAACTCAAAATAAAGGAAGCAAAGGCCGCAAAAGAAAAGACTGACTACTTTCATTTACGTGTAGATGCTGTAAAAGACATCAATACATTTGAACCAACATGGCCTGAGAAGACATCGGCAGAGTACTGGAAAAAGAAATTTGCATCAACAACCTACCGGTCATTTATGCGCGAGTACATGAATACTCATGTATCCGAAGGTAAGGTGTTTAAGGCTGAATGGTTGCAATATACAAAGATATTACCATACAAAAAGTACGATGCTATTGTGGCTTATGGTGACCTTTCGTGGAAAGATGAAGCATGTCATAAATCACTTGTATTCCTAGGCAAAATAGGCCGTCAATTTCACATACTTCACGTATTCTTTAGACAAACATCACGTACACAATTAGCTTCATGGTTATACGATATTTTCGAGGATAAAAAACTAGATCGTGAATCAATTCAATACATGATTGAAGGCTTATTTGCGATGTCCGAATTTGTCAATGACTTCGACGAAGAAGGTGACCAACGTGGATATTACATACCAGTTGTACCATCAATGCGTACAAAAGCAGATAAGTTCGACCGTATCGAAGGTATATCCGGTTTCTTTGAACGTCGGAACACGTTTTGGAATGAAGCTGAAAAAGACACAGCAGATATGGAACTGGCAAAAGAAACCTATTTAGCTTTTGAAAAAGGGGCTAGAATACCTCTTGACTTTCTTGACGCTTTGCATGGAGCATTTACAGAAGTCAATGCAATATCATTTGTGGCTAAATTTGAAATTCATACAACTAAACGCACAACGTTTCAAAAAAACAGATACTAATGGCACGATTTCTACAAAAAGAAGACTATGCAATGCAAGTCAAGTCTGAAATAATCAAATTACTACTCACTTCAAATGATGATGAGTGGTTTCAGGTAGCAGCATTAATAAGGGCTGAGAATACAGCTATTTCACAAATAAAAAATCGTATCGGAAAGCGGTATGATTGCGCCCAGGTATTTGCACCGGCAGGTGAACCAGATGAACGCGACCAATGGATAGTAACAATAACTATCGACATTGCATTATATCACCTGTACAGCAAATCAGGCTCAAAAGATGTACCACAACACCGACAAGACCGCTATCAGGATGCCATTGATTGGCTTAAAGATGTAGGTAATGGTGAAACTTTAGCCGACTTACCTACACTAGTAGACGAGAATACAGGCGAAGCATATAGCGAATTCAGGCTATCAAGTCGTAAACCTGAGAATCATAAATGGTAACTTTAAACTCACTTTAAAATGAATATAAACGAAAGATATGCCCAAAAAAAAGGCTATTCAACTCCAACAGCAGCTGCAACTTCATCGCCTAGCAACGACATTATTTTAAAACTTGTACAAGAATTTCAAGACAGAGGACGTAAAGGGATTGACAAGTGGAGAAATGGACTAAAGCTAGCTGAGAACCCTGATGACCCTCGTTGGTATTTATTACAAGACTTGATTGATGACTTGGTTTTAGATGCTCACTTATCATCTGTTATTGATGTTCGCAAGTTGGGTACATTGAATCACCCGTTTTATGTCACCGATATAAATACAGGTGATAAACTTGACGAACAAACCAATTTTCTAAACAAACAATGGTTCTATGAGTTTCTTGACATGGCTCTAGATGCTATTTTTAGAAAATATACAGTCGTTCAGCTATTTAATGAAAATGGAGTTATACGTTTATCATTGATTCCACGTCGTAATATCTGTCCGCAAAAAAAAACGTCTATATTTAGAAGTCGGAGGCAATACATTCATTGATTATTCGGCCGAAGCTGATGTAATTGAAATATCACACAGTTCAAAGTTTGGTTTAATTAATACAGTTGCTCCGAATGTTATATGGAAACGAAACCTTATGCAGTCAAATGCTGAGTTCTCAGAACGTTTCGGAATGCCTCTTATCACAGCTACTACGGCCAACAAACAGGATGTAGATCGGATTGATGCTGGCTTAAAAACCCTTGGAGAGTCAGGAACTGGAGTATTACCAAAAGGCTCTGAGATACAGGTTCACGCGCTGGCCAATGCTGGAAATCCCGAAAAGGTATATCTTGACCCGGCTAAGTTTCACGATAACCAAGTCTCAAAGTGTATGATTGGTTCAACAACCATGGTCGATGAGGGTGCAAACCGCTCACAAACGAGTGTACACCAAGAGACATTGGACGATAAAATATCAGCTTCAGACAAGCGTATGATTATGTTTGTTGTAGTCGATCAGCTTTATCCTGTATTACAATCATTTGGTTTCCCATTCGACAACACTAAAATGTCATTCAAATTTGATGATAATGAGGATTTGTCACTTACCGAACAATGGAAAATCACTTCAGAAGCACTAGCTCATTATGATTTAGATGAAAATGAAGTGATGAAAACATTCAATTTGCCTATTACAGGTGTGAAGCAAAATACAGGTGGAGGACTGTCCGGAAATTTCAAGTAAGGAAACAACCTGGGGCAAAGGTTGTTTCCCGTGCCTTATACGAATACTCATGCCCGGACTGCGGTGGAACTCACCCAACGGCTACAGTTACATTACCGCCTGACTATTTCGGAAAACTCACACCTGAAGTTGAAAAACTTATCGGTTCAGTTCATTCAGGAACAAAGCCGGGTAATTCAATACTGAAGTTGATTGGCGGTTTACTGACCGATAAAACAAGTGAGTCATTCAGCAACGTTGCAGTTGATTGGACAACGCCTGATGCCGAAATGCTCACACGCCTGACGCGTGATGTATGGAGTTTCAGTGCAGCAAAGGATTACCAGCAAATGCGCGACTTAACGCTTGCTTTAAAAGACGAAAACGGCAAGTTACGCGAGTTCGAAGCATTCAAAACAGAAGCGCAAAAGATTTGCGAGAAGTATAACGAAACATGGTTGCGTACTGAGTATGACATGTCAGTTGCTTCATCACAGAGCGCATCGCGTTGGGTTCAGTTCACCAAAGATGCAAAGGACATTCCATTTTTGGAGTATCAAACTGTTGGCGATGACGCTGTACGTGCAAGTCATGCCGTATTAGATGGTATAGTTCGCAATATCAGTGACTCGTTTTGGTCTATTCACTACCCACCAAATGGTTGGGGATGTCGCTGTGAAGCTATTCAAGCACCCGGTGCGCATGGAAATAAAAAAGACATGCCGTCTGACTCACCGGTACCTGAAATGTTCCGTACAAATTTGGCTCAAACTGGTTTGATTTATCCAAAGAATCACCCGTATTATGTTGGCATTCCAAAGGCCGAAATACGCAAATCAATAGCTTATTTACCACCTGAAAACACTTATCTAACCGTAAGTATTGGAAATAAAACAGCTATTGACATACACCCATTACACGGCGATAAAGAGCTGAGTAAAAACATAGATGCTTGTAAAGTACTGAAAGGTATTGATAAAAAGGCAAAAATAAAATTGCTTCCAATTATTGAAGAGAAAGACAAAGCTGCAAAGAAGCTGTTTTTACCGGATAGTTATTTGAAAACCTATCCATTGAAGAACGCCGACATGCTGTACAATGGTTCAGTAGTTGAAATTGAAGTCTCATCGGGTACAAAGTCATCCATTCAAAATGGTATAAAGCATGGCAAACGTCAATCTGATTTTGTGATGCTACAATTACCTGATGATAATGATTTAGATAGTGCAGTTCGTATTGCAAAAGGTCAAATGCAACACTATACAGATAAAGAAGACTTGACACTTTGGCTATTCAACAAAGATGGTAAACGTGAGTTTACAACAAAGAAAAAGCGTTAACAACCGAAGTCGCTAACGCTTTTTGAAGGTATGTCCCGCAAGACTAACCGGTGCAAATATACAACGACTTTTTTAATTTGGTACTCAAACAACTAAATATTTTTATTTATGGCTAATGGAATAGCTAAATTACAGCTACTTATTGACCTTAAGAACAATCTTAAGGCTGGCCTTGACGGTGCAAAAAAGCAAGTTGAGAAAGCAACCGGTTCAATACAAGATAAGTTGGATGCTTTCAAAATGAATAACATCAAAGCTTTTGATGCTATTGAAGAAAGAATACCAGGTGTAAGCGGTGCGTTATCCATGCTTGCAAATCCTTATGTACTGCTGACGGCTGCCGTACTGGCTTTTGGCGCGGGAATTTATAAAACCACAATGATGGCCAATGATTGGCACACTCAAATGGCTAAAATAAATGTCACAGCGGGGCTTTCACAGGTCGAATTGGGCAAACTCTCAGATAAAATACTCGACATAGGAGGGCGAAATGTAGCTCCATTGGAGCAAGTTCCCGAAGCATTCAATCAAATCATATCAGCTGGCTTAAGTGCTAATGATTCTTTGGCAATGCTTGAACCTACATTGCGTGCAGCAAAAGCGGGTTTTACGGACATTAAAACGGTTGCCAAAGCTGCTACATCCGTTATGTTATCATCTGGCGAAGATGCTACAAAGGTATATGATATTATGTTTGCAACCCTTAATAAGGGTAAAGCCGAATTTCAAGACATTGCTCAATATCTGCCAAAGGTTATACCGCTAGCACGTAACGTTGGATTTGCGCTTGATGAAACAGCTGGAGCATTTGCATCTCTTACTACAAAACTGAGTGCCGAACAATCAACTACAGCATTACAGGGAGTTATGCGCGCTTTGTCAAATAAAGATCGTGTAAAAGACTTGAAAGGTATTGGTGTCAATGTATTTGATGACAAAGGAAAAGCACGTCCATTATTGAATATCATTACAGACCTGAACAAACAAATGTCAGGGCTTTCTGATAAACAGCGTATGCTCAAATTTGGAAAACTAGGACTTGACCAGGAGGCGGTTCTTGGGTTCTCTACTTTAATGCAAGATATTCCGGCATTGAAAACAAATATTGATGCTGTTGTAAATTCACAAGGTGCAGCAAATAAGGCGTATGCAGATGCTAAAACACCACTCGACAATTGGTTGATAACACTAAATTTGTTGAAAGTAGAAGCCATTAAAATTGGTGAAGCATTCTTACCAACCCTTACAGCAATTGGAAGTGGAGTATTATTTTTAGCAAGTCATTTGCAGTATGTTGGAGGTGTTCTTGGTGGTTTAGCAGTTGCATGGTCAATATTGAATGCACGTATGCTTATTGGGGCTGGTATTCAGGGAATATTAGCTGTAAAAACAGGCATAGCAACTGCCGCACAATGGGCTTTCAATGTTGTAGCTAGTGCAAATCCACTAGGAGCAATAGTACTTGTAATTGGTACGCTAATAGGAGGATTAGTAGTCGCTTACAATAGAATGGATGGTTTCAGAGCAGTCGTACAGGGTACTTGGGAAGTTGTAAAAGGATTTGGAACTATTCTAAAAGATTATATAATTGATCGTATTACGGGGTTACTTTCAGGACTTGGAAGTATTGCTAATGCAATAAAGTTACTATTCAATCGTGACTTTTCAGGAGCTTGGAATGCTGCAAAGCAAGGTGTAATGGATATTTCGGGTATTAGTGCAGCTAAAAATGCGTTGGAAAGCTCTACAAAACTGAAAGGCGCATTTAGTAATAAGTATAATCAATCACTAGCCGAATCAAAGAAAAAGAAAGCTGAAGAAGCTGCCACAACTACACCTACCACTAAAGCAGGTGTGCCTGTAGCTTCAAATAACGGTTCTGCTGATGCTAAAAGTATTGGACAAGGTAGCCAAACAAAGAACATTACTATCAATATCGACAGCTTTGTGAAAGGATTTACCCCAACACATCAATCAATCAACAGCATGGGTAAGGATGAGTTAGAACGTTGGATGACTGAAATGTTTTTGCGTGTAGTTCGTAGTGCTGAAATGGCAACATAACAACAGTTTATATGAGTAAAGTAGACATATCAGATTTTGCACGCAAACTGGATGCGCTAAGCAATGCTTACCGGAAAGTTCCTAATGAAGTTGCAGCACTAGCTGTCAATTTCAGTAAGGAGCGTTTCCGGGAACAGGCATGGCTTGACAAATCAAAAGAGAAATGGAACCCACGCGCTCAGCGTCGGAAAGGTGGAGCTAAGAAAAGCCAAACGTTACTTGTCAACAAAGGCCGCTTAAAGCGTAGTATTCGTAAGATTCATGCAGATGAAAACAGTGTTTTAATTGGTACTGATGTTCCTTATGCACAAATTCAAAACGATGGTGGAACAATAAAACAAGATGTTACCGTCAAATCATTCAACAAAAAGACTTATTCACGTCAACGAAAAGGACGTAAGGAGACAGTAAAAGCTCATGCCGTAAGAAGCCACTCCCGGAAGATGAAAATTACAATACCGGCACGTCGTTTCATTGGTGACAGCTACACATTACAACGCCGTATTTATTTACTCATAGCCTCACGCTTTGCTAAGGCATTAAAACAATAACCTATGTTACAACCATTATTAAAACTGTACGAACGCTTTGCTGCGAATGATGAAAAGTTCACTGAAATAGGTTTGGAAGGTAGTTTCTTTATTGATGTGTACCGTTCCCAACCACTAGAACCGGAACTGTATGAGTACTTTTCATTGCCGGCTTTATTTGTAGACTATAAGATGCAAGGCCAAGGCAAGAGCCAACCGCGCCTTATCACGATGACATTGCACATTCTTACCGATGATATGCCTGATGCTTCCAATATTTCAGAACAACAACAGGAGGGCTTTAAACGCTTTTTGTACAACATGACTATACAGGAACTACTCGAAGGTTGCAAGCTTGGTAATAGCAAAGAATTGAAGTTCATTAGTGAGGACATTGTCGACGTTCCTGTTATCAATTACCATACGCAAGTGTACGAGTTTGAGATGTACTTACGTGACCTTATTGGAGACAATCCTGCGCAAATCTTAGGTGAGTTTGAACGCTTGAACATATACGGAAACTTACTTCCTAAAAAGGCATTAAATGCACTTTAAAAGACTGACGAAAGTTTAAAGTTTCAGCAGTTCAATACACGCACTTTTGTTATCAATTATTTTATTCAAAAGTGCATATATTGATGATAACAAAGCGTTATCATGTATCACGCAAAAAAAGCACTTATACATTTACCGTTCTGTCGCCAGTTGGTATCCGTATAAGTGCTTTATTATTGGGTATTTATTACTATTTTTGTCCAGTCGTTTACCAGTGTTTTACCAGTGGCGTGTATCATTCCGTTTTTATAACTCTTTGTTTATGAACCTTTTTAAGTCCTCTGCCTTTGTGTCTGTTTTGTTCTGCCCTTCAATTATTTGACGGTGAAATTTCACCATCGATAACTTGATTATAGTTCGCTGCTAAAAGAAGTCCATTGTCAACCATATCGGCTCTCAATTCGCCCCACAAGAACATTTTGTCTACAGGCCCATCTATCATTGCACTGTAACATCCAACAACAGCTGAATTTACCTGTTCTTTTGTTTGCCAGTATTCTTCTCTTGTTACTCCGTCTTCCGGTGTTAAATTCAACCAGTTCGAGCAGGAAGTAGAAAAGATACCTAAGAAGGCTATAAATACTATCTTTATATATTTTTTCATAAATATGTAATCTTTTAATTGTTAAAAAGAGGCGGTTAATCCAAATGATAATTCAGCTGGTTTACCTGATCTAGAGGTATCTTTACCCACATCGGTAATTTTACTCTTCAACGAAATTTCCGGATCCATTCCGGTGTAATTAGTCCATAAAGCGATATTCTGCATAGTTCCCCATACTTTCAAAGAACTGAATCCCATTTTTTTTGCTAATTTCTTGTCGAAGTTATAATTAAGAGTTAACGATTTGAATCGAAGGAACGAACCGTCTTCTACGTATCGGTCGGAACCTAACCAGTTGTAACCTTTACCCATTAAGGCACGTGGTAACAATCCATCAGGTGCAGTACCATCTTCATAGGTATGTGTCCATCTTCTTAGTACTGCTGTACTTTGGTTGTTGAAGTTGTACATATTTTCCATTTCCATACGTGTTTGGTTGATTACCTCGCCACCATAACGGAAATAGAAATAAGCTGTCAAACTTAAGCTGCTTTTCCAACGAATGGTAGGACCAAAACCTCCGGTTAACAGTGGGTTCACA